AGGCGACTGCATCTGTAGCCAGCAACATCGATTACACGCCCTTTATAAACGGCATGGTTGATTTAGGTAATGCGGGGATTGACGGAGCGGTAACGCTGGGCACCTCTGGTTTCGACTCGAACGTGGCTATTTCTGGTGCCGCGATTACTGGCCTTGTTGATTTGGGTAATGCTGGACTCGACTCGACTTTGGCGATGGGCACTGCTGGTCTTGATTCCACGTTGACCATGGGCACTGCCGGTCTCAATGCGGCAACCACCCTCGGGACGGCAGGGTTGACCAGCGCGGTAACGCTTGGCACCGCTGGAATGACTGGGATTGCCGACGTCAGCTTGGCGGGCTACGAGAACATGCTGAACATGGACGCCGCGAACAATAATTTATTTAGTGGAGTTTGGACTAACTACCAGTCCTCGCTTCAGAGCATTTTAGATTCTGCGGTCACTTGTTCTTCCTCAACCAATGCTGAGGGCGTCCTCACGGTGACCTGCGAATGATGACCCTCAAGCGGTTCGCGTATCACCCAGAAGGAACTTTGGGCGTGCTCCACGTCCCCGCGCAAAAACTGCACACCTTCTACACGATTGAGCGCCCATGGCTAAACAACAAGCCGTGGGAGTCGTGCATACCCGAAGGGGAGTACGCCATGTCATGGCAGGAGTCTCCGAAATTTGACTGGTGCTATGAGATAGAAGGCGTGCCAAGCAGGTCAGACATTCTTCTTCACGTTGCTAACTTCCCGTCAGATGTTCACGGATGTATTGGGCTGGGAATGGGGCTAATGGCAGATCGGATAGCAGTCGCCAATTCAAGAGCGGCAATGACCGCCTTTCATGAGCTTACGGGGGGCGGTAAGTGGCGGATAAAAATCGTACATGCAAAACATGCGGCACTACAAAACCTCTAGTTGAATTTCCGCCACACCAAACAAACGGCTACTACAAAAGGATATGTAAGCCTTGCCACTCAGCGAAGCAGGCGCTTTATAAATCCAGCAGCCCTGAAAACTACCTTTACTCAAGACTTGGCAGGCAAAACAAAGGCTCAGCAAAAGTTGAAGTAAGGATTGCGAAAGAAGATCTCAGAGATCTGTGGGATCAGCAGGGCGGGAAGTGCGCCGTCACGGGACTGCACATGACCTATTACCCACGGGCGCAGCGGAATTCGACTGGACTAAACGCATCGGTGGATCGAATCGACTCATCCGATATCTACAGGAAAGGCAACGTCCGGCTGGTGTGTAGCAGGGTGAACATGATGAAGGCGGCTGGAGAGGACGCTGATTTGATGTGGTGGTGCAAGCAAATACTAGAGGGGTTAGGCGGTGAATGATCAGGAGCTAATGCAGGCCGCGCAGGTATTTAAAAACGACTTTCCGATCTACGCTAAAAACATACTTAAAGTGGTGAACAAGGAGGGGCAGATGGTGCCCTTCAGGCTGAATGACGGCCAGAAGATGGTTCATCAGCAGCTAGAGCAGCAGCTTAGGGAGCAGGGGCGCATACGCGCTCTGATATTAAAAGCCAGACAGGTGGGGATAAGCACTTATGTGGAAGGTCGTTTCTTCTGGAAAATTACACAGACGCGCAATGCAAATGCTTTTGTTCTTTCGCACTTGGCGGAAAGTACCAACGCGATTTTTAATATGGTGCGAAGCTTTTATGATCAGGTGCCACATAAAGCTTTTAAGCCTACGCTGTCGAGTCAAAGCGCTGCTACGCTGGTCTTCGACGAAATCAACTCGCGATACAGAGTTGGAACGGCTCGCAGTACCCAAACGGGGCGGGGGCAAACTAACCGATTCGTACATGGATCGGAGGTAGCGTTCTACCCGCAGGGGGCTGACATTGTTGCGGGCTTGCTGCAGACCGTAGGTGGCGACGGCAGTGAGGTAATTCTAGAGTCCACGGCTAACGGGGCAGGCGGCTGGTTTTACGATCAGGTCATGAAATCTCTTCGCGGCGAGACCGACTGGATTACCTGCTTTGTTCCATGGTTTGCGATGCAGGAGTACAAGGCTAAGGTGCGGCCTTACTTCCAGAGGACCAAGGACGAAGAGCAGTTAGCAGAAAAGTACGGGTTAAGTGATGAGCAGCTTCAGTTCCGCCGCAACAAAATGGACGAGCTGGGGGGACATGACCTGTTCCGGCAGGAGTATCCGACTACTGCAGTAGAGGCGTTTCTTACTTCGGGTCGCTGTTTTGTTGAAGATGAGGTTCTTTCCGACGCAGAGAGCGAGTGCTACACCCCAGACTTTATGGGCGAGTTTGATCACTCTGGTATGTTCGAGCGGATTCAGGGTCCGTATCGCGAATGGTATCCGCCCAACCCAGACGACTCATACGTCATTGGTGTGGACGTGGCGGAGGGCTTGGCTTATGGGGACTACTCCTGCGCACAGGTTCTTGATTCTAGAGGAAATCAGGTGGCCTGTTATCACGGACACATAGACCCATGGGACTGGGGAAACATCGTTGCCAACTTAGGTAAGCGATACAACAGCGCCTACATCATTGTTGAAAGAAACAATCACGGACTGACCACCCTGCGCCGCCTGCAAGAATTGAACTATCCATCCCTGTTTGTCGAAAGCTCTGTGGATGGTGCCTACGGGGACCGCATGACAAAGCGCGGCGGCTTCCTCACTACAAGCAAAACCAAGCCGCTGATAATCGATAACCTCGCCGCGTTGCTCCGCCAGCGAGACTCTGGCGTGGCCGACATAGAGCTAGTAAAGGAATTGCGAACCTATGTTATTGACGAAAAGGGGGCTACCAATGCTCAGAACGGCTGTTATGATGATAGGGTTATGGCGTTTGCCATAGCCCTCCATGGATTGGCTTCTATGCCACGACCGCGTGTACATCCGGTTGCTAGGCGCTTCAAAACAGTAGATACCGTGGTGGGCTATTGATGGACACATACCTCGATGAGGGCGTGGGGTTTGATGTAGAAAATCCTGACGGAACTCAAGAGACAGAATTAATGAACCTTGGTGCAAAGCTCTCCGCTTTGTTCACTGAGTATAAGGACGCTCGTCGCGAAACTGAGGACGAGTGGATAAAAGACCTGCGCCAGTTTTCTGGACAATACGATCCTGACACTCTTGCTAGGCTCGCGGAGGCTTCCGGCTCCCGCAGCAAGGTTTTCGTTGGACTCTCCCGAACTAAAGTTATGGCCGCATACAGCAGACTCGTTGATCTGTTGTTCCAAAGCGGTGATGCATTCTTCGCTGTAACCCCAACTCCTAGACCAAAAATTAACGCAGTAAAGCGCGCCGAAATGCAGCAGATGCTGGTTCAGAACATCGTGCAGATGGGGCAGGGCCAGCCTGAAGAAGTCATTCGTCAGGTTCTTGCGGAAAACGAAGAGGCGATTAGGCAGGGTCTGCAGGAGCAGGAAGAGCGTCTTGCGATGATGGCATCAGAAGAGATGCAGAAGGACATCGAAGACCAGCTTATTGAGGAGAACACTGACCAGAAGTTGAAGGAGGCTATTCTTGAGGCCTGCATCTTCGGCTCTGGGGCGATCAAGTCCGGCACCGTCAAGATTGACAGAGTCCAGTCTTACCAGAGGATGGAGGACGAGCTAGGTCGCTCAACCTACGCAATGGTTATGGAAGAGCAAGCTAGGCCAGAGGTTGAGTCGGTCTCTATATTTGATCTCTATCCGGATCCTTACTGCACTAGCCTTGAAGACTGTTCAGGAATGTTCCGGCGTCACGTACTAACTCGACGCCAGTTCAGAGAGCTTTCTGATCTTCCTGCGTTTGACTCTGAAATTGTTTTGTCGATTCTTAAAAACAATCGCGGTGGCAATCATGAGGAAGAGGATCACGAAAGAACCCGCCGCCAGATCGCTGGCATCAATGATCATGGTGATTCTAATCGCTATGAGCTGCTGGAGTTTTGGGGGACTATTGACGGGTATGACTTACAAGATGCTGGGGTCGAGCTACCAGAGGGTTCTGATCCAAGCGCTGACTTTGATGCCAACGTCTGGATCTGCAGCGGAAAGGTTATTAAGGCTGCGCTAAACCCCGTTAAGGGATACCGAATCCCGTATAACATTTTTCCTTATGAGCGCACCCCCCACCAGTTCTGGGGAGTTGGGGTTCCCCGCATGATGCGCGATTCGCAACAGACCATGAACGCTGCGACCCGTATCTGGCTGGACAATATGGCTCTTTCCTCGGGGCCGATGGTGGAAGTAAACACCGACCTTCTCGCTGCGGGTGAGGATCCAACCGATCTCCATCCGTGGCGAGTTTTTTTACGGTCTGGCGGGGACGGCTCAATGCCAGCCGTGAGGTATTACCAGCCGGTTGCAAATGCTAATGGGCTAAACCAGATAATTGAAATCTTCAGACGGTTTGCCGATGAGACGACTTCATTGCCGTCGTACACCCACGGCGAGCAAACGAAAAGCTTAAACAAGACGGCGACAGGCATTTCGATGTTGATGGGGGCGGCTAACGTAGCCCTTAAAAGTACTATCAAAAACATTGACGATTTCCTTATACGCCCTATGATTGAATCAATGTTCCACTTCAATATGGAGTTCGGAACAAACGAGCGTGCCAAGGGCGATCTCAAGATCGTCGCACGCGGTAGCACCGCACTTGTGCAGAAAGAAGTGCAGAGCCAGCGACTTTTGCAATTCCTCTCGCTGGTTTCAAACCCCATGGACTCTCAACTTGTAGATCGAGGCAAGCTCTTGCGCGATATCGCTCAGAGCATGGATATCGATCCTGAAGAGATCATTAAGTCTCAGGAGCAGCTAATTGCCGAACAGCAAGCAGCGTTACAACAGCAGCAAATGCTCGCCGCAGCAAGCGCGGGTGATCAAGGTCTTGGCCTTGATGGAGGAATGGCCCCTCCTGATGGAGCTGTTGGAATCTAGACTTGATGAGTCTCTAGAAAAACTAGAGGCCGCTGGGGAAAAAGAATTTAGGTACGAGCAAGGGCGCGTTGCCGAGCTTCGCGTGCTGCTTGGTTTAGAACAATCCGCCGAGGCGGCAATAGAAGCTGAAAGGAACCCTAGACGTTCCCCAAGCTTCGAGTAACGGACACCCCAAAGAGGAACCGTGAATGAAAGTAGATCCAGCAAAACTTGAAGCGGAAGCACAGGAATTAATTGCTCAGCTAAAAGGTGAATCTCCGGCCCCTCAAGAAGAGGAAACGCCAGAGGAGTTTCAGACAGCGGCAGAGCAGACGGCACCCGAAGAGTCAACGGACACTGCCGTAGAACCTGTGGAGGCTCTCACTGAAGACGATAGCGGCGAAGCGTCTGAAGTGGATTCAGCAGTTAAGAAAGCTGAAGAACGCTACAAGAATGCGCAAAGGAAGATGACTCAGGCTACGACTGAGGCCAAAGAGCTGCGACGTATGTACGAGCAGACAACGGCTGAGTTGACCAACCTGAAGCGTCAGCTTGCGGAAAAAGACGTCGATCTGGAGAAGTTGAAGCAGGTCAGGGAAGAGTACCCAGACTTAGCGGCACCAATTCTAGATATGATGGAAATAACGCAAGCACAGGTAGCCAATCAAAATGCTGAGCTTGAACAGCTCCGGCAGATGCGAGAACAACAAGCCATTAATGAGGCTCAAGAAGCTCACATGGCACGCATCAGGGAAGCGCACCCCGACGTGGACGATATTGTCCAGACGGGAGACTGGGCTGACTGGCTGGATGCGCAGGACGTTATGACCAAGAGCTGGATTGAAGGCGGCTCTTCAAATGATGTTAACCGCGCAGTGGATTTGTTTAAGAGCGACATGGGATTCGGTCAACCGACGCCGCAAGAGCGGGCACTGGAAAAGGCGAAAGCAGCGGCAGAGCCGAAGCTCCCTAAAACCAGAAAGCCCGATACGAGTGCCGGACAAAAAATCTGGTCTGTGGCTGACATCGATAAAATGTCTCTGAAGGATTTTGAAGCCAACAGAGGCGACATCATGGAAGCATGGAGGCGAGACAACATCCGGCGTTAATTAACTCTTGTGAGGTAATTTACGATGGCTATTGGTGCTAACGGCTCTGGAGCGGCGTTTACATACGCAGCTAATCAGGGCGGATTCATTCCGGAAATTTTCAGCAAGCTGCTGCAGGCTAAGTTCTACAGCTCCTCCGTACTTCCGGCGATCTCAAATACGGAATATGAGGGGGAAATCTCCGGTCAAGGCGATAAGGTTCACATCCGAACCGTGCCTAACGTGACTGTTGCGGACTACACTGGCTCAATCAGCTACGCTGATCTGACGACCAGTACTCTTGAGCTTCTGATCGACCAAGCGAAAAGTTACGCATTCAAGGTGGACGACATCCTTGGTGCTCAAGGTGACATTGATATGTTGGCTGAAGCATCTAAGGATGCCGCTGAGTCAATGCGTATCGCAGTCGAGACCGATGTTCTTGCTAATGTCGTAACTGGCGCAACCACTACGGGTGCCCAGACTACGATTACTGCGTCCAACATCCTCGAAAACATCCTTGATATCGCCAAGGATCTGGATGAGCTGAACATCCCTGAAGAGGGTCGCTACATCGTCCTGCCCCCCAGCATGATCTCTCTGCTCAAGCAGAGCGAGCTGCGTCAAGCGTACTTGACTGGTGATGGCACTTCGCCTCTCCGCAACGGTCAAGTGGGTCAGGTAGACCGCTTCACGGTTTACCAGAGCAATCTGCTCTACACCCCTGCGGCTGGTACTGATGCTACTTACACCCACGTTCTCGCGGGTCACCCCAAGGCAATCACGTTTGCTTCTCAGTTTACTAACACTGAGACAGTGCGACTTGAGTCCACCTTTGGTGACGGCGTTCGCGGACTGAAGGTTTATGGCCGCAAGGTCGTAACTCCAGACTGCCTCGCTGTAGGTAAGTGGAAGGTCTAAAAACTGACGGGGGAGGGTTTCCTCCCCCTTTTCTTCTTACTGGAGAGAAGTGTGGAAACAGCAAGCACAGCAAAAGATGACCTTTACATCGAAGCGAAAGAAGAGTTTGACGTCACGCTTGATCGTCGGATGACTCTTGATGCGCTGCAGGATCAGGTAGATCGGCTCCGGAAAAACGGCAAGGAGCCTGAAAAAGTTTTGCCGAAACGAATTCCTAAAACCCTGCGCAACATTGTCACTGGTGTCGAGTGGCCGTATAGCGAGGGCTTTGCAAACAATCCAGACCTCGAAGTGATCGAGTGGGAGCCTGCAGATGGCAACGACTAAAGTAGCAACCTTAATAGACACTGCGGGCATTATTCTTCAGGACACGTCTCAAGTTCGGTTTCCTCAGTCTGAGTTAATGACTTTTCTCAACGACGCTCAGAGAGAAATTGTCCTTCATCGCCCAGACGCAAAAACAGTAAACGGCAACATGACGTGCGTGTCTGGAAGCAAGCAATCTATACCGACAACGGGTCTCCGCTTGATTGATGTCGTCCGCAATGACGCTGGTCGAGCAATCACTCAGATTGATCGCAAGATACTTGATGAGACATTGCCTAACTGGCACAACACTTCAGCGGACGGAACCAAGAAGATAGAGCACTTTGTTTACGATGCTGCGGACCCAAAGAATTTCTATGTGTATCCGAATGCTACTTCAAGCATGGATATCGAAATTATCTACAGCACTGCGCCGTCTGACATCTCTTACACGTCTACGGTCACCATTACGCTGGACGATATCTACGCCAATGCAATTCTGGATTACATGTTGTACCGCGCATACCAGAAAGACAGCGAGTACGCAGGTAATGCTGAGCGCTCAATGATGCACTATCAGTCTTTTGCCAATGCTCTCGGAATTAAGACAAGAGCAGACGCGGCAACAGATCCCAGACCAAACAATCCAGACAGAAACGCACAGAGAGCTTAATAGTGCGATTTCTGGAAATAGCAGAGTATGTAAGGCCAGAGGCTCACGGAGCGCCCGACTTTTTAGTGGAGCGTGCTATCCGAGAGTCTGCGATTGACTTCTGCGTTAAGACAGACATTTATCGACTTGAGCCAGAAGATTTTTTGGTTATTCCCAGCATCACCGAATATGAACTTTCTATTCCTGTTGGGACAGAGCTTAACCACATCGTTGATATTTATAGAAACAAGCAGACCTTGCAGCCGGTCTCCTACACCCGCCTCCTCGAAATAACTGGAGATGGAACCAGCAAGGGCAAGCCTAACTACTATTCTCAAAGAGACAACACCCAGTTTTATTTAGCTTTAACTCCGAACGAGAGAGAGACTTTAAAAGCGCTGTACTCTTTGAAGCCATCCCCTAGCTCGTCAAGCATCCCTGACACGATTGGCGAAGAGTACAAAGAGCCACTTGTTCACGGCGCGATATACCGCCTGCAAATGATGACTAGCCAGCCTTGGTCAAACATGGGCGCAGCTCAGTCTAATAAGGCGCTCTTTGATCAGCGCACGGGTCAGGTTACCCGCGAAGTTAAGTATGGATATAGCGGCGGATCTTTAACTGTTAAATCGAGGGCGTTTATCTGATGGCGTACTCCGACACTTTAGAGTTGGTTCAAGGCGACACGCTACCTCGCGTTGTTGTCACCTTAAAAGATGCTTCAGAAGCTGCAACTGGGCAAACCCTTGACCCAGAAGACTCTGCAACTTGGTCGCCAATTGACCTTAATGGCGCGACTGTGCGACTCCGCATAAGAGAAATCGGCGGCTCTACCGTAAAGTCTACGCTCACTATGACGGTCACTGACGCTGAAAATGGAGTTGCCAGTACGGATTTTCCTACCGGAACTTTAGACACGGCGGGGGTTTTTGAGGCCGAAATAGAAACCACCTTTCAGGGTGGAGAAGTCCAGACGGTAAACGACCTGCTAAAGCTTAAAGTGCGAGAAGCTTTCGGATGATCCGTGCGGGCATACAGCGTGCCTTGCTGCGAGCCATGGCGGCTCAAGGCAAAATTTCTGTATCTGATGTAGCAGTCAGCAATTTAGTTGCGACTAATGTTCACCTAGACTCTGGCTCGCTGCTGACAGGCACTATCCGTGCGTTTACTAACAGCGCTGCATTCCAAGAGCTGGTCAACCTTGCGGTAGCCAAAGCTATTGCTGATTCAGCGGGCAGTTCTGATCTCTACGCAGCCCACCTGTTTAAAAATGTCTCCGAAGTCGTGTCCATGGGCACCGTGTCAGACATAGCTAACAAAGACGTTGGCAAAGGTCTTATCGATGCCCCCACCATTACAGAGGTGCTTGCTTACGCATTCAATAAGCCTCTTGCTGATGCTGGAGCGCTCTCGGACGTAGCAGCGAAGGCATTTAGCCGTCCTGTAACGGACTCTTTTACCAGCACAGACGCATATGTAAATGCGTTCGGGAAGAATCCCAGCGAAACACCGGTTATCACCGACGCGCAGGTGTTCGTTGTGGGCAAAGCCCTATCAGATACCGCTGGCATGAGTGACGTGTTCGTTAGGGTTATGGCCTACAACCGATCATTCTCTGACTCAGTCACTGTTTCTGACTCTCTAGCTCCCAGCATAGAAGCAGGCCTAAACCGCAGCCCACAAAATACTGCAGGGGTTGGTGACGTTGCTGCGCTGGGCTACAGCAAGCCTGTCTCTGACAGTTGGTCTGTGGCAGATCTTTACGCTAATGCCTTCAGTAAGCTTGTTAGCGAAGCCCCCTCAGTATCAGAGCAGGTAGGCAAAGCGTACAGCTCGGTTAAGTCGGATGGCGCGAACGCCGCTGACAGCCCGCTCCTTTTACTTGAGAAAAACTTTGGCACCGGCCTGCAGACAGGAAACACCGCAGAGGTTAGTGAGACCACCGTATTCTCTCTGTCTCTGGTAAGGACGGAAACGCCTTCGGTTAGCGACGTGTTTGCCAAGTCGATCTCTAAGGTCATCGCTGACACTGCGGACATCTCGGATGTGTTTTCGCTTGAGGAAGTGGTTAACCCAAGCAACACAGCCAACGCTTCAGACGCCGCTGCTTTCTCGTTGGGCGCTAACAAGTCAAACACATTTGATGCAGCGGATGCTTTCGCCGCCGCATTTTCTAAGACCCTAGAAGACCCCGCCAACTGCTCCGACACGGGGGTTCTTCTGGCCCAGAGTTATACCAGCTCTGGATATTTTGAAGACGACTTTGTCGGAGTTAAAC